GTCTTGCCGTTCCGGAGCGCTTTCTTGAAGAGCACGCTGATTACAACGTCAGAGAGCGCTTGCATTGCGGTGAAGCATTCGTCCATCGGCTTTTCAGGTGACTCGCTCGTGCGGGTTTCCTCGCCTTGGTCAGAGTCATTGTTAATCTTTGAAAGCACGAGTTTCGGTTTGAGTATGAATTTTAGTATTTCCATATGTAGTGGGATTGTGGATACAGCGTTGATTGAGCCTTGGCGCGTGCTGTGGGTGCGCGTCGGCTGGTTGATTAAGCTACGATTTTCAGATGCTCAGTAAGTCCATCGGCGATCGCGTCGATGAACTTAATTGCGCTTTCTTTGGGCATTCCGTAAGCTACAAGATGCCCGTAAATATTATTCTTTGCATTTTTTACGAGTAATTCCATACTTGATTCCCACTCTTTCAGTGACAAAGGATTCACTGCCTCTTGCGGCCTTGCGGGCGAGGCATCACCCTTAGCCTTTTCCTGCGCCGCTACGCGCTCAGCATGGCGCTTTGCTGCCTCGGCGTCCTGCTGCACCTTGAGGGCGGCGCGTCCGGCCTCCAGTGCGGCTTGATCTTCGATAAACTTAGCGCGGCGTGCCGTGTTCATTTCGATGGCCGTGCCTTGCAGCTCACGAGCGTCGGCTAGGCGATCGCCAAAGAACGACTCCGACAGCTCGACGGCGTTGATCGCTGCGAGATGCGCGTCCCACTCGGCAAGCGTTGTAGTCCGAAACTCTCCGACGCGGTGGTGCCCGTTCTGCATCAGCTCCAGCGCGTCCGTGATCGCTTTGGCGTGTGCTGCGACTTCGGCGTCGTATTGCGTCCGCGGGAACAGGAAGTCAGCCTTGAGCTCTGCGCCTCGGCTCTTTGCAATGCTGCGCTGAGCGTCAACCTTTTTAGCTTCCTGTTTGAGCGGATCGACTAGCGACTTTCCAGCTCGGTCAATGGCAGCGAAGAACTTGCCGATCTTTAGACTGATGCTGCCATAGTGTTTGTGCTCTGCGGGGTTGGTTGGATCGAGGACAAGGGAGTTAATTTCTAGCTCCATCTTATCGATCTCCAGTTTCAGCCGGTCGCCATTAAATAGGGCGAGCGGTGCGCTTTCGTCGATTTCGGGGATCGTGATTTCGTGTGGTTTTTTCATTATGTGCCTTATGTGGTGAGGTCGGAGAGTTCAGCTTGCAGCTTCGCAATAGTTGCCAGCTTTTCGTCCTTTAGTGTCGTTGCGCGGTGCAGCTGTATGTGAGATTCGAGCGAATCCCATATTTTCTTGCGCGTTGACTCGTCGCCAAACGCCTCGCCAAACATACCCTTAGATTCCCAAAAATCTAAGTATTCAGCACCGTTAGCTGTCCATATTTCAAATTTCGATTCGTCAATTTCAATTTTTATTGAGTGATCTGTAAACTGGACAACTTCGTAATCTCCGTCAATAATTGAACTGGCGATGAGGTTGATGATTTCCTTTATGTGCTCTTTTATTTTCATTTCGTTTTCGTGTGTGTGTGTGTGTGTGTGTGAGGTCGGAGAACAGTTATCTGTCCCATTCCTCGAAATTTCGGCACTCGTCCGGCATCCATCCCAGCCGCGCAGTACGTGGGCTGATCGTCTGCGCGGCTTCGGCTAAGCTCTTATCTTTCGCCGCTTGCACCTTGTCGGGTGATGTGGTCTTGGGGATCTGGTCGCTCATGCTCGTAGTGTAGTTGAGTATTGGATACGGTCGGGATGTCTATGCTCAGCTAATACGGGGCATCGACCTCTTTGCCTTGCGGGTCGGTAGCTGTCGGCACCTCGTTGGACTTGGCCTCAGTTAAAGCCATGTCGAGCTTTTTGAGCAGCCCGGTGAGCGCAGGAGTGTCAGCGCTTTCTGACTTGCCGAAGAATGTCTTGATTGCCTGTAGGCTCTTAATGTCGCCGTCGCTGGCAATGTCTGAGAGCTGCTTACCTTTCCACTTCGCGGGCGTTGCCAGCGGACTCGTAATCTCAAACCATTTCAGCTCGGCACGCTTGGCCGCCCATGCCTCGGCTTTTTCTGCGGGCGTCTTCGGTATGGTTGCGGGGTGCGGGGCGGTTGGCTTTGACGCAGGCGACTTTGCCACCTCGTGAGTCGTGGCGTCAGGATCGTCCTTTGCCATTTCCTCAGTCGGAATTAGGAACATATTGACAAGCGCATATTTGAGCGCAATTGAGAGCGTTTTTGATGCGCCCTTGTCGCCGTAGTCCATCGCTTCACCGATCGATGTCATTGCCACCTCTGAGCCGTCCTCAGCCATAAATCGAAATCGAACGTCTGTCAGGTGGTGATATCCAGACGTGCCGTGCTTTGTTTTAAATTCGCTTACTTTGTGAGCTAACACGTCTGTCAGAATAACTACGCCATGAGTTTTGAAAACGCCGTTTAGGCAGTTGAGCACTTGCTCAATACCACGAAATTTGAACTTCTGTTGCTGGTTGTATCCGCCCTTATCAATGGCTGAGATTTCGCGCATAATAGCAATCAGCGCGGGGGCGATCTTGCCGGCCTTTGTTTCCGCGCTCACTCGCTGCCCCCTTTGGCTACCTTGTCTGCGAGATCACTGACGGCGAGGTCGATGACTGCGCCGTCGCTGCGTCCGACGCCTTCGCGGTTGAGCCGTTTGACCGTCGAATGGGTCGTCGGCGTTATGAACGTGTTGAGCCTTACGCGGTTGACGCGGGGTTCTTTAGTTGGTGCTGGTTGGTCTGTCATGGTGTGTGGTTGCTGTGAGTGGTTGCGGGTTGTGAGGGTAGATCAAAAAGGAGGCTCTTCCTCGAGCGGGTCGTCTAGGTAAAGGTCGTCGTCCTCGGGGGCTGCTGCTGCTTGCGCGGTGCGCGGTGCCGGGTTCGCCGACTCCAGCACGGTGATCTGGAGCGCCTTCAAATTGACGTAATGCTTTCCGTTATACTCGCGCCCGTTAATGACGAATTCGATTTCAACGAGATCGCCCAGGTTTAGTTTTGCCACCAGTTCGGTCTTATCCTTCACGGTCTCAAACTGGATCTCCTGCGGGTATTTGTCCGCTTCGTCAGAGATCACGAATTCGCGCTTGTTAAAGCCGCTGCCGAACGTCTGCTCGTCCTTGATGACCGTCACGCGGCCTTTGATTGTAAATGTGCTCATATTTGGGTGATGCCTGGCGGAATGCTGGCACCCAAAAAGCCCGAGCGGGTTAGGCTCAGGCTGTGGGTAAAGGGGTTGTGTCCAAGTTACTTTATTAATCTGGTAAAATCACCGTCGATGCAGCTAAAAACTACGCAGTCGTCTGATTCCATCATTTCGATTGAGGTGGTAATAAATACGTTGCCGCCTCCGTTCTCGCTACGGTTTCCAAACTCGCGGACTGCGCGATTAGCGTCGTAGCGAAGGCCGTTGACTGTAGTAGTGGACTGTGATCCGTTTGTAAATTTGTGGATAAATTTCATAATTCGTAGTTGGTTAAGTGTGTTATTGAGGAGAGTGCTATTATTAGCAATTTACGCCAAAGTCTTTATTTATGTCGCCTGTGCCAGCATATTGAGTTTGCGCGGCGATAGCGTCATTGTGACCCTTGAACCCTGCTTTAGTTTCGCAAATCATTGACTCTACGATTGCTAGACGATGCGCATTTAAGCCAATTTGACCAATTTTAGCTACGCAGCCTTGCTGAGCGACTAAAAGCTTTTGCAATCCCTGTGGTGCGTAATGAGCGGCACCGTTAAGGCTTACGCTAATTACTAATTGTTTTTCGCCGTCCGTGCGGCGACGGCCTTGAAGGTTGAGTCCAAACTCAGACTCAACTGTAATTTCGATTTTGTGGCCTGACTCTGTTTTGTATGTGATTTTCATAATTCGTAGTTTTTAGTGTGTTTTCTCTCGGGCTGATTGCCTCCGATAACAAGAACATGCGGCACGTTGTGCAGGTTGTCAAGCAATTGTGTGCATATTTATTTATTTATTTTCGCGCCCGTAATTCAAAACGTGCAGAGCGTCTGCAACATTGTCGTCACAGATATCTAGGTGCGGCCATTCCGATTTTGCCGCCGCCACCATTTCGTGCTTTTGCGCATTGCCACGGCCGGTCGCGAACTTTTTGACTGTGCCAATGTGGCAGCCCACGGCTGGTATGTTGTAATGCGCGGCCCTGCTCATCATTATGGCGCGAAACCCGTAAAGCAATCGGGCAGTATTCGGACGGTTGGTGACAGCCTCTTCGAAATAGATCACCGCCGGTTGTAGGTCGCGCAATACGCCGTGGAGCCACTTTTCGAAGTCGAGCAGACGCTTGCCCTCGTGGTCTTGCTCGCGGCTCTTGGTGGCTGGCAGTCGGGCGAATTTGACGCGCCCGCAGGATACGACACCAGCGCGGAGCTCAGCCCATCCGGTAGTCGTGGCCATGTCGAGGGCGAGTATGTTTTCGGGTGTGGTCATAGTCGTGTCGTGGTTCCGTGCCCCCACCCTGCGAGGACGTGTGCAGGTGTCAATGGCTGTGTGCGGCTGCTGTCAAAACAGCGTGGTCTGCTGCGTCTCGCGCATCACCCGCTCACAGCCTGCGGCGTAGTAGTCGGCGTCCAGCTCGCAAGCCGTCAGGTGGTGCCCTGCGTAGTGGCAGGCGATCGCAATGCTGCCGCTGCCCATGTGCGTGTCGAGGATCGTGTCGCCGGGCTTGGCGTAGTTGCGGAGAATCCAGTCGTAGAGCGCGACGGGCTTTTGCGTGGGGTGGATTCGTTCACGATCAACTGGAGACATTTTGAAAATTCTTGTCCCTCCGTTGCTAACCCATGCCATCTCGCATTCTGCAAAACTACGCCCTCGCATACCTTCGCCCTTATCCCATATAGCAAAATATTGGGAAATAGGCAGATTGAAATAATTACCTCCCCATATAACTTGATTTTTAGATACTCGAAATAACTCTTCAAAGTAATCATCGTTTGGTGCATCACTATCCCATTTCTTGATTTTCCATTTCCTGTTTTCGATCTTAGCGCATCGCTTACCTTTTCCAACCCCCATGTTCATTTCAGCCACGTTTATCCCGTACGGCGGATCTACGATGGCAAGTGAGAAGTGCCCATCAGGATATTCGCGCATGAGATCCATGCAGTCGGCGTGGCGGATGTCTAGGAGGTCGGTTTTCATAGTGGTTTCGTTCCCGCATCTTGAGCGGATCTGTGCAGGTCTGTCAATAGCTGTGTGCATATTTTACGAGTCAGCCAAGACAGCCGAAATCGCCTTGTCAGTCTCGTGCTCAAATATCCGCAGCAGCCCGAGAGCATCAATGTCCCCGGCTTGGCACCGCTGAATGACTGTGAGCATTTCCCCACGTGAGCGCGGGGCTTCGGGGTGCCTCGGCTCGGGTTGCTGGTTTTTCTTCCCTGCCGGAATTTCAGCTTCATGCAGGGCGGCCTCGTATGCGGACAGATTCACGCGGTTTCCGACGGTGCGGGCAGGCCAGCCTTTTTTCGGTGGCCAGCTTACGCCGATGTATTCGAGGGTCTTGCGCTTGTAGCCGCCTTTCGGAGTCTTCAGCATTTCGATGTCGGGGAATCCTAGTGTGATCGTGTAGGGGTCGTTCATGGTCGTTTCGTGGTAGTGTAGTTGGTTTCTGGATACGTGGCTGGATGCTACGTAGCAAACCTTATTAAAAATGCTGCGCCGGGCTACGGGCACGGTTCCCCCATACCCCAAAGCCTAAATCCTAAACCTTGAATTATGGGAGAATCGTGCTGTCCTTAAAAAAGAGGCCAAGCTTTTCGCTCTACCCCCGATGCTGGCCTCAGTTCCCGATGAGTAGGCATGATAGCAGGGTAGTGCACGCGATGACATTCCTGAAGCGGTCATCGAATCCGTATTAAGCAGTCCCCAGTTATGAGTTGACGACTGCACCGTAGGACTCGGGCTAATGGATCTCATCGCTTGCTCCTATTGACTGAGACCAAAAGAACCTCGGCGCTTTGCAGGCGAAAACCGAGGTTCTAAAATTGTCACTAGGACGGGAAAACTGTTCGTGCCTGCAAAGCTTCGAATCTTTTCGATACGCCTACAAATGCAGCAATCTGCCCGCGTGTCAATACCCTATACGAAAAAAAGCGCCCCCACCGAATAAACGGCAGGGACGCTTAACACACGAAAACGACTACGAAACCGTCTTTGCATCTGTCACTGTGTGTATCCAGATTATGAATACAAGCCCTATTGCCATATTTCTTGCTAGACGGGCTTGACGGGGCGCATACCACGCTAGAAAGTGCCCTCCTATGGGACGACCGCGAATGACCGACAGGGAAAAGGCGACAAAGGCCGCCGAGCGCAAGCAGCAGCGAGCCGACCGTGGACTGCCGCCGGTCATCGATGGCTACATAGACCGAGACCTTGAAGCCTACCAGGCGCAGCGGGCGAGCGAGGTCAAGGCAGCGCGCAAGCTGGCAGCGCGGCTGGCTGGGCAGCGGGCTGGAGCAATGGCGGCGATTTTGCGGATGCGCGGGATGGCGGCTGAGTAGGGGCAAGAATATTTATTTTATAAATATGCACACAAACGCTTGACACCTGTGCAGGTCGGCGCATGTTGGGGGTATCGAAGGCAATCAGCCGACGACACACACACACACACAAGCTAAGAAATATGAAAAACAAATATACAGCCCTCTCAGAAGTTAAAAAATCCGACGCCCTTGCAGCTGCGCAGTCAATGCACCGCAAGACCATGACGCCACTATTTACCACACTGGAAATGTGCAAAACTCTAAAACATACATTTTCAAGCAAACGCGCTGCGATTCGGTTTGCTAAAAATAAAGGCACTAACATTGAAAGTGTAAAAGTGTATAGTAATGGCGTCTTAATTTAACACTTCCCCTCGCCTGACGGCTCACACCGTCAGGAGCCCGCGTCAAGGGCTGGACTTGACGCCGCAAAACCTCAAGCGTAGACAGGGGTGACAGCCGGAGAGACGGCACCGTTCTTTTACCAGTTATTAGTATATCCGAGAGGCTTCACCGGCCACAGGTTACGACGTGGAGACATTCACGATCAAGCACCGCTGGTTCGTTACAAAGATTGAACAGCACGGAGTTGAAAAGAGTCAGGTTCGCCCAATGGACGCATTGGCATAAAAGGAGGTATCTGGATATGACGAGCGAGTCGAAAGACAATTGCCAGCACTCCAGCAGTTGACGACGTAAGTAGGTGGAGCCTCGTGGATATACTATTGATTAAATTGTTCTTTATCACATAGGGGCTGCATCAGGGTTCGATTCCCTCCAGTTCCACTATTTTACGGGCATTCACAGACGAGGTTTTTGTTTCCCTCTGCGCACACCGCGCCGTCTGCGTTTGCTCCCACCAGCAGCCCCCCGAAGGGTCTGATAGTCCTATATGCAGTACACCGCGAGGAAGTGCGGGGGATCGCGGTTGGTGGACACTTTGCCATGCCATGACCAGACGGTCGTAAAATAAAGTGAATCGAAGCCCGAAGCATGTTAAGGGTAAGGCCGAGCCTTTCGGCGATGTGCGCGCTCCCGCCGTGCAGCAACTCAATAAGGCAAGCGGGGACACTTTCACACGAACACGACAACCACGACAAACATGAAACTAGATCCGAAATACCTAAGAACCCGCAGCTGCAAGGTCGAGGATATTGACGAAACGCGCAAGCTCTACAAAGAGGCAGCCAAACTTATGTGGGAGCAAAAGGGCGTCGGATTGGCCGCAAACCAAGTCGGACATAATAAGCGCTGGTTTGTTTGGCAGCACGGCATGGTTATCAATCCCGAGATTATTAGTGAGACCGGATCTACGCCATCCAAGGAGGGTTGCCTTAGTTTCCCTGGGCGCACTACGACAGTGCGCCGCGCTAAGATCGTCGAAGTCCGCTACATTGACGAACAAGGTAAGAGCAAAGACAAGAAGTTAGTCGGCCTTCCTGCCATCGTATTCCAGCGCGAGCTTGACCACTTAAACGGCGTATGCCTCTTTTAACCATGACCGACAAACAGCCTCCCCCCACCGAGCAGCCTACACACTGCGCCCGCCTCAGCCAATACGGCCGCCCCGCGTTCATTGAGCGCGAGCCTGACCGCGATAGCGAGCGCATGGAGGCGCAGGGCAAAGGGCGGCTGATGCCGAGCTCTCGGGTTAATTTCAAAGGGTAGCAACGCGCACCAACACTATGAAAACACGCATCATCTACATCAGCGGCCCGATCACGGGCATCACGCTCCACAATCGCCCCGCGTTCGCCGCTGCTGCGCACGAATGGCGGCTGCTAGGCTACGCGGTCATCGACCCTGCGGTCAACTACGACAGCGCTTCTGCGGTCGCCCACGCGCAGTATATGCGGCTGTCGATCGCGCAGCTGCTCTGCGTCGATGCCGTCTACATGCTGCGGGGGTGGGTGCACTCTAAGGGCGCGGTGGCTGAGCACGTAGTCGCGCAGTCGTTGGGGCTGGATATTAGCTATCAGTAAATAAATACGAAACTTGCACACAATTGCTTGACAGACCTGCACACACCCCGCAGGGTCACACCAGCGGACGCACTCAGCTGACGCACACACAAACCGAACCACTACGAAAATGCTACATATGAATCACTCCCGCGAATCCCACTGCATGGATTACGCCCACTCACTCAAGCTCAAGATGGAGCTGCTAATGCGCACTGGCGACATTTGCGACGGCAACCGTAGCCGTTCCACCGCCGCCACCGTTGAAGCCGCTATGCGCCGCGTCAGCCAAGGCGAACGCCCTACGGCTGTTGCCGCCGACCTCGGCATCCATCCGCAGACTATCTACTGCCGGATTGCCCGCGCGAAGAAAGCAGGTCAGTCGTGATCTACACACTCTCACTCTACGCGCTCACAGCGTGCCTCCTAGCCCCTACTGCCGCGGCTCTCATAGTCGTGGTCAAGTCGTGGCGGGCGGGCATCTGAGCGAATCCGCGCATACGAGGAGCCGTGCGCGATGGATGTGGCGTGGAATGCTCACTCAAATGGGGGCGCGTATACGTTTCCCCGCGAAGAGCACTTCCGCGCAGGGTGGAAAGCCGCCATGTCGCACGCAATCACTAACCGCAAGGAGATCCTCAAATCACTATGAAATTACCCATCCACATTCGCAATGACGGTTTTGACCTTGAGCAGATCCAGCGCACGGCAATTCATGCGCTCTACCGCAAAAGCAAGGGCGCAGTCCACACTAGCTACGAGGTCATTCTGATTCAACGCGCCAAGGCCGATCACACTTGGCCAAATGGCACGGTTACGCTTAAGGGGTCGGAGTCATACCCTCCATCCAGCATGTGGGGGCGCGCAGGATGGTCGTTTCCGACGCTGCGAGTAGCGCAAGCCGTCATTGAAGACAAAACCATTACAGGAGAGGATACCCCCGTATGAGCACGCCAACCACCACACCGCTGACCGACCGCCAGCTTATCAACGAGGGGCGCGGATATGCGCATACGATCAACGTCGCGTTTTGCCGCAAGATCGAGCTGCGCATGCACGCCGCTGAGGCTGAGCTGGCTGCGGAGCGGGCGCGGATGGACTGGATACTTACCGAAAGCGACGACTCCCTTGATCGGTTAGACTGCTGGAGCCGGTTTAATATTGACGCGATCTTAGACGCGGAGGGCGAACATGAGTGACGCGCACAAATACAGATTCCGGCGCGTCAACGTGCCCAAGCTCACGCTGACCCTAGACGGCATTGAGCTGGTGTTCGCCGGCGAAAACACAGCAGGCGAGGCCATGCAGTTCTCGGCCGTCGTGTCGTGGGCGTGGATCGGCGCTTTCGTGCGGGCTGCCCGGGCGTTCTGGTTTCGCTATGATAAGCCTTCGCGGCTTGCAGAGATGGCGCGGATTGAGAGGGTGATCGATGTGAACATACAAGATCAGCAGACGACTGACTCGGACGCTGTATTAACGAGAGAATTACAATGAAATTTACAAACGCACGCCCGGCTCTCAATCGTAGAGGCACTGTCGGTCGTTCGCTGCGGCGGTTGGTTCAGTGGTTTCGTCCTACGCCTGAACACTTTGAATGGACATTACGGACAAATAACCGCTGCTATGATATGCGAACCTTTTACGCGGATCCGCATAATCCCCAAATCAAACATAGCGGCCCAATGGGTGATCGACTGTGGCACAAACTAGGAGAAAGCCGCCAAGAGTGGGAAAATCAGGAGGTTCGCGAAGCGCTTCCACCGAACGTAAAGAACACGAACAAGCTCCGCGCTGATTTGTGATTCGCATGGTTCACAGCGGCAACCGCAGCGACGGAAAAGCCGCCTTGACTAGCTCGTGGAATGCTAGTCGAAAGCGGCGGGCGCGGAAGTGCTCCTTAGCGCATTGCCAGTGCAGTTCTCGCTGCGTAGGCGCGGGCATTAAAGCTGACCGTCTTTGAGTTTCTTGACGATGGTCTTGCTCTTGGTGTCCATCTTGCGCGACATAATCTCTTTTAGCTCTTCGGCTTCGGTCGGGTTTTCGGTCTCCCATTCGCTGATGGCCGATACCATGGCCGCGCCTGTCTGTTTTAGCACTGCGCGTGATGTCCCTGCTATGGTCTGCACAAGCTGTATGACGAGCGGGATTAGCGCGGGCATGAGCACGCACGCGACGACGATCAGCAGCACGACGACAAAGCCGCCTGCGCCCCATACCGACATCCCAGTGCCTTCCAGCGCTGTGCCTTCGCGCTTGTCCAGCCATGTCATGAGGTCGGCAAGGTCGTTCTGGTGTGCGCGGTTGCCCTTGGTCAATGCGGCGGAAACGTCGTTTGCTGCGTCGATAGGACGCTCAGGAGAGCCGACACGCTGCGAGAGGTCTATCGCTACGCCCTTGGCCTCTGCGGGCTGTTCTACGGCTTTTGACAAGTAGTCAGCGGCTTGGCGGATGTCCTCGGTCACTTCCTTGACCACGGGCGCGGCGACGTTGTCTTGGAAAATTCGTTTGCTCTGTAGTCCGACACTGGAGCAACCTGCGGAGAGTATCAGGATTATGGATACAGCGGAAAGGGTTGTGAAGTTTCGGAGTGTCATGGGCTTGGCGGTTGCGTTTCGATTGGATGGATTTCTTCCACGTTAAATCTGTAGGCGATAGAAGTTTCAGTGCCGCGCTCGGTAATCACAAAAAAGCCCTCGTCGGTCACGTAAATGTCAACCGTTGCCATCGGCTTCGGCAGTGGTCGCGCCGCACACCCCGCGCAGTGTATCAGGATTACGGATACAGCGAGCAGGGCGGTGATGATGCGGTCGGTCATTGGTTGTCTCGCGGTATCTTGGCGATTTCAACGGTCAGCCCGATCACGGCATCAGTCAGTTTCTCAGTGGCCTTTTTGCCGTCCGCTTGCGTTTGCAGGATCGCGTCAATCGTCGCGTCTTGTCGCTCGTCTGCCATGCTGCTTGCCTGCACGGCTTTTTTGAGGTCGCGGGCTTCGGTGCCTGCGTAGATCGACACCATCCCCAAAAATAGTAGCGATCCTACCAGCAATAGGCTCGCGTATTTGTTCGGGATTTGAGTCGTGTCGGATTGGTTTGACATGGTCTTAAATTGTTGATTGCTCTCTGATCCACCGTCTCGGCAGCTTTTGCTTTAGCGCCCGCACCTCGGCAGCGGTCAAACTGTGATGCGTTACCACGCCGTCCTCATCGGTTGTCGGCAGGTCTGCGGCATCTACCATCAGCGCGGCGCGTCCGTCGTCAGCAACGGACATTGACCACCAATAAAGCGGGTCGCCGGGGATCGCTACGGTCAGCCCGCAGCGGTGCAGGTATTCGCTGTGATTGCGTGCGTTCGCTGCGGTGACGTTTGGGAAGGGTAGGTGCATTAGGTGCTGTAGAGGCGGTTGAGATCGGATTGGATGGCGGCTTGATTTGCGTTGTCTGGCGCGATGATTACCGCCGTGACTTTGGTATAGGTCAGCGATGTGAGAAGAGCGGTCATGGTCGTGATGCCGCTGATGTCAAATGCCGTGATCGTATCGAGCGTAACGGTGCCGCCGTTGTCGGTCACTGCGTAAACATTGGCGGCGGTAAGTCCCGTAAACGCAGTGGTAAAAGTAAGCTCGTCCGTGCCGTCCCACAGCGTCGAAGCGTTGCCGTTGCCATCTATTACGGTTGCGCCAGCGATTACGGTTTTTGGCATGTTAGCAACGGTTGCTTGTGTTGCGTCGTTGGCTCCTGCGAGACCGTCGTAGAGTTTGGCTTGCACGCTGCCAAACGGTTGCCCTGAATATAGCGCGGGAGAGCCGTTGACTGTTAGATCGACTGACCCAGTTTGATCCTCTGCTCCAGAGGCAAGATTTGACGTAATGTCGTAAGACGAAACTAAAGTGTCATTCGTCCAGATTTCCGTAAGTTTTGCGATACCGTTAAATGTGGTGTTCACTGTAGTGGGTAAAAACCCAAATGTAACATTTCCTGATGGGCTAGATGGGGTATAAGTATTTTCACCAAAAGATACTAAAGAAGTTTCATACGCAAAGCTGTCACCAGAATCAATCTCTCTCAACGCCACCCCTATTTCGTCATTTGTGAAATCTATGTATCCCTTGTATTCATATGCCCTGCCAACGACTAAAATAGTTGTGTGTTCTAAAGATGTAAATCCATCTGACGATACGCTTCTACCAGCCATTCTAAATTTGTTGTTGGTAGTAATTCCAGTGGCAACACCCGAATTAGTCGCTGACACTGCCTGAGAAAACAGGACATTTGTTTGGCTATTAGAAAGTTTCCCTGCAATAAATGTTCCACGTATTTCAATTTTTGTTTTTCCACTAAAGCCGTAAGGGTCACTACTTGAGGTGCCTGCTATGTGCCCAGTTTCTGTATTTGCGCCACTAAAAAACATTGTGTTACCATACAGAGCACTTGTCTCGTTATTCACATAGTCCAACGCCGTGCCGCTCTTAATGTCCCCAGCCGTAAACGCACGCAAGCCGCCGTCGCTGTCGCGGCGATCACGGGACACTAGGTTCACGTAAGCAACTGGAGCACCCAAACCACCCGTGCCGCCAACATGGGTCCCGTCGTATCCATTACCGCTGGAATCGACTGCTGTCACCCCGTTCAAGGAACCGCTGGACTGCTCGTTCAGTTTCCAATGTGCCACGGTTACGCCGCTACTAGCCCTAACTATTTTAAAGTCAGACCAATCGCTTTGAGTAAAAGTGGACAAGTTGTCCCATCCTAAATTAATCTCTGTATTACCAGAAGGAGAGATAGCAGCTGAAGAACTAATAAATTGCCAAGTGTTTGCTACAGTTATACTAAATTGAAACTCTCCCGCTCTTTTGACTCCCGTGGTTGTAGACCTAGCCCAAGCAGTAGCGGTATATGCTTGTCCTCCAACAAAAGGAACCTCAGCATTTATACCCTTATCATCTGTCCCGTCCATGGAAACAAATGCTCCGCCGTCTGGCTCGAACACTTCACCGCGCTTGCTGCCGAGGTCGGCTAGAAAGTAGGCTGCGCTGAGGCCAGTGCCGAAGCGCTGTATAAATTTCTTTGCGCCAAACAGCGCAAGAAACTGCGCGGGTGTATAGCGGCTACCTTCGCGGGGTAAAATCTGATTGTGCAGTAGCATCGATTACAGTTCGAGGGCTTCGATCAGGATGGTGACGTTTGCGCTGAGCTCGGCGGGGAACGACAAAAAGCCATACATCACCGGCCCGCCCGCAATGGTGACAACCTCAGTGTGTCGCACGTCCGACGCGACTGCCGAAATCTCCAGCGGGATCGACACGCTACCCGCGCCGCCGAACTGGGCTTGAGTGGTTGCGGCCACCGTGCCTGCGCCTGCGC